TTAGAGACCACCGCCAAACGACACTTTTTGATTGCCTGAATATACAATTTTGGATTTCTGTTCCGTGATAAAAGAATCCAATGCCGTGATTACATCATTCTCGTACCCGAACCTTAGTATTTTCTCTTCATTTTCGGTAAAAAATCCGATTTTCAAACTTCCCTCTTTCACAAAATAAATATGCGTATCTTTCGTATCGGGCGTTTTTAAAAACGCTCCTCTTGGGATAACGATTTCCTTGTTTAAGGAAAAATTTTCCGTAAAAATCGTATGGAGATTCATTTTCGATTAGCTGTTTTTTTGCAAAGGTATCAAGTTTTGAATGGTTTTGAAATCAAGAGATTAAATATTTCAGTATCTAACAAAAACGATTTACTTTTGCTGAAACCTCAAAATTTAACATATTGATTTTATTGCTGTTATGTTTTAGTCGAAAATGAGTGTTTTTCAAATGTACCTTTCAAAAAATTCTCGAAATAAATCAATCCTGTTTCATCAATTATATGTGCCAATTTATAATCCGCAAAATGAAATGTACCAATTTTCAAAATGAAATGTACATTTTTTGAGGATTTTGTAATACACCAGCAAAGATATACAAAAACGTAAAAACACGGCTAAATTGCCGTGTTTTTTGTTACAACTCATAATTCGCTGTCAGCACTTCAATACGCTTTTTACCAGCGGTTTTGCTACTTCCCAAATGCAAGGTGATTTCCTTTTGATACCAGCCAAACTCCTTTACGCACTTCAATAGCTCGTTATTCTGATACGAACTTAATAAAAACTTCCCCTTAACCTTTGATAATGCGTTAAGTAAGTCGTTAAAATGCTCTTGCGTGTAACCGCCATAATGCCCTTGGTTCGCTCCAACGTAGGGAGGGTCGCAATAAATGAAGCTGTTAGGGCTGTCGTGTGAAGAAATCACTGCACAGGCATCGTTGTTTTCGATTTGGACGTGTTTTAGCCTTTTGGAATAACTTTCTGAAAACTCTAAAATCTTGTTATTTAAGTTTTTGACATTTTTACCCGTACGCTCAAATCGACAGTTTAATATTTGGTTAGAAAACCCACAGTTGGTAGCATACCAAAACGCCCACGCTCTTTTCACAGGCGAAAACAAAAAAGGCGAATGATAGATTACCAATGCCGATTTGTATGTCTCTCTGCTGACAATGGTTTTCTCAACGAGTGATTTAAGAGTTTCAAAATCTGACTTTAATACTTCGTAAAAGTTCACGACATTAGCGTTAAAATCGTTGATAATTTCCGCCTTTGCGGGTGGTTTTGCCCAAAACACGGCACCGCCTCCGAAAAAAGGTTCTACATAGATATGATGCTCCGGAATGAGTGGTAAAATATGAGGTAACATCGTTTGTTTCCCTCCGTAGTAACTTATTGGCGTTCTCTGCCAACTTTTTGATGATTCGTTTTTCATAATATTAGATTTTTAGTACTTTTGCAATTCTCAGGACATAAACATAAAAGCACAAAGGAACAGAAGACATATTTGTCCTCCGTAGCCTTTGTGCTTATGTTTTTAAATGTCCTGAGAAAATATTTAAAAAACGGAGGACATTTTTTAAGTCTCGCCCTCCTTGAGACTTCATTTAAACACTCTTTAAAAATCGTTTAAATCCAAAACGTTTTCTCGTTTTCAAATACAGCAAATCACTTTCATTGGCGTATGCCTCCCGCTCAAAAATTACGTTTCGGTAGGCTTTATCCCAGTTGCGATATTTTCTGTACTTCGACAAAAAATCAATGAAATACCACAGATAAAAGAAAATCACCAACAATTCAGCCTGTTGTTTTAAATGGATACGCTCGTGATTGACAAGTACCTGATTTTTCTTGTCTGTTTCATCCCGCAGAAAAATGAAAGGGTACAAGGTTATCGCCCGATACCCTTTCGGGACAAGCCATTTACACACTCGTATCATCTTCCTGAGGTTCTTGAGGTTCGGGGTTCATAATGCTTTGGCAGACATTGTAAATTTCATCATAAACAGGAGAATCACTTGTCCGATAAGCGTTATTTTCCACATTAAACGCTTCACCATACACAGTGCCCCTAAATGCTTCTACGCCCGTAAATTCGGAGCTTCCTTGCGTAACTCGTTGCACTGAAAACGCAACAGCTTGTACTTGTCCGTTTGCTTTGTCATAAGCAAATGTTACGGTATTGTTCTTGATAATTCCCTTTGCCGTGATGCTTTCCCTACGACTTAGGATTTCTAAGTTTGTTTTGTTTTTTTTCATTGCTCTATTTATTTAATTTATTCAATTCCTCTATTATTATTTCTTTTAATTCTTTTATCAAAACGGGCGACCTACCTATGAATTGTCGTTTTGGCAGATTATATCGCACGGTGCGGGTAAAAGCCCGTACGTTTTGCTCTTTGCCTCTGTGTTTGCCTTTTTTGATTTTTCGTGTAAAGGCTTTTACGTTTTGCACAGTCGTTTCATTGCTCCCTGAGTTATGGTATTTCATATAGGAAAAATCACCGCCACCCACACTGATAATAGCTTTATATGGCTCCGAATGGGCTTGAATGCTGTTTTTTCCTTCTCCCGAAGCTATCAATAATTTCTTTTTGTTATTGGTGTCTTTGCGGGGTTTCCACGGCTCTTCAGTTTCACCTTGCCAAGCCTCTTTTTTAAAGTTGTCTAATACAAAATTTCGGGCGGTTATAGCCAACATTGGCGGAATATCATCCCTTATCTTTTGATTTATAGTCTCCATTATTTTGTTAAAGTTTCCTGAAAATGTAGCCATAGTGTTGTTATTTTGAATTTATGTTGTATCTTTGCATAAATATTTGGTGGGAACCCCAGACGTAAGAGCTGGGAACAAGTTCGCACCCCCCCGAGGGGCAAGTTAGTTCGCTAATTTGCCCCTTTGTTATTTAAATCGAGCGGTATTAACTCTTAATATCCGTTTGTCATACATTATAAACGTAATGGTTTCAATATTCTTTGCCCGCCCTTGTTTAAAGGTTGCTTTCAATGCTTCAAAAGCATCACGGTTGGACGTTAATTCTTTTGTAAACTGAATAATAACCTCCTTTACCCCCTGTCTATTTGCTTCCTTCAAGGCACTTTGAATAACATTTTTTCCGTTACTACTTTCAGCTACTTTTACGTCTGTATATTGAGACATTTTTAAATTGAACGCATCGGGGTTGGTTTGCCCGTCTTCAACAATGGGCAACATTCTATATTTTTCGCCTTGCTTTGCAAGAAGTGTTAAAGCCTCTTTATTTTTAACAAATTCACTCTTTTTCTGTTTGTTTTGTTGCCCTTGTAATGTTTCGAGTTTATAGATTTCAACAACTCCCTTACCTATTTTATGTACTTCAAAGTCAATACCTTCATAACGTTTGTTTCTTTCGTTTTCCTTATACAACGAAGGAGCTAAAATCAATACATCATTGGGGGTATTGGCGATATAGCTGTTTTTTTGGGTAAACACTTTTCCTGTGATACCGGGATTATTTTTAAATGCATCCGGTATATCAGGAACTGCATAACTTTCCGTAGGCACCCCTTTTCGTAATTGCCGTACCGTAGTACGACAATTAAAGTGGTTTGGTGGAAAATAATGCTTAAGCATTGGGTCATCTACTGAAACAATAACACCGTGCAAAGGCTTGCATATATCCGACGTATGCCCGTCCATTACTACATCAAACTGTAAAAACGGAAACAGGTGCTTGTACTTCTGAATATCCGCCCACAAACTTGCATTTTGAGCACCTAAAACAACCGTGTTATATTCGGTTTTCAAATAACGAATGGAATTGCCAACCACCTTTTGGGCTTCCCGCTTAAAATCGTTCCAGTTCCGCAGTGACCCGTCGGGCTTTAAGAGCAAATTGTTGAGTGCGATGTTGTCATTGTAATTCTTGGCAACGGAAAATTCCCAAACATTTTTTTTCAGAAACTCCCGCATTTTATAGTCAGGCGTGTCGTAACCGCTCTCATCAAAAGCCTGTTCAATGGCTTGTTCCCTTACGATAGGCTCATAAATGAGTTCATCGGGTAACCCTTTATTTTTATAGATAGAGCGAACTAAATACAACCAACGTTCCGATAGTTTGCTAAAAAAGTCCTCCAAATCATCTGCAAACGACAATTCAGCGTGTGAATGCCCGCAACATAGCGTTTGATATTCCCTTTCAAGTTCTGACCAATTTAGCTCCTCGTATAGCTGAATTTCTATCGAGGAGCGCCAGCGAAAAAATCCAAAAACTGCTCCCAGTAGGATAGCTTCTTGGTAGTTACTTTTCGCTGTTTTGGTTTTTGTTTCTCATCACTCGGTTCTTCGTCTTTGTTACTTGTCACTTGAGTTTTCCCCTTGGGAACGCCAAAGGTTTCATACCAATAATTTTCATCTATCGGCACAATGGCATTGACACGCTCGGCGATTTCCAACTGTTCTTTTTTGGTCAGGTTCTCGCTTTGCTCAGCAAAATGAAACCATCCGCCTGTAACGTCATACCCTCGTTTTGCGAGACGTGGTAATACTTCGGTGTTGAGAATACGCTGTACAAAACGGCGGTCGGCTTTGTTAATATCGTCTTCGGTTTGGGCGTGAACTTTGCCTTGCGAGTAGCTACTACCGTCCTTTGTCGTCATTGTTTGCCCCAACACGGCAATAAGCATTTGTTCATCACATTTGTTGGCAAACCGCTCGTGTATGTCAACTGTTCCCGTGCTTTGCGTTCCAATGGTTTTCACGTCGCTGTTTTTGCTCATCGTCATACTTCCCGAACCTCCCCGATTTTTAAAGGCGTTTTCCATTTCGGCACGTCCGTTTTCGTCGTCGGGGTCATACAAGCCCACCAGCGTATCAATCCCGAAAAGTTCGCAATATTGGGCAAAATCGCTCATTCCGTTGCGTTTAAAAATCGCATACGGAGCGGTTTTGACAAACAAACCTAATTCCCTTTCTTTTCCCAGCGGAAGCAAAAAATCGTTGCCCTCATAAGGGATTCCGTCAGTATCCGACAACGATTTTAAAATAATTTTGTCTTTGACGTTGAAATGTCGGCGGTCAAGGGAAACCACTTTGAACCCGTCGGAAAAATCGAACTCCAAAACCGTTTTCGGATAGAATTTCGACAATAAGATTTCCCGCAATAGTTCTTCAAACTCGGGCGTATCTATTAAATCGTCTATCTGTGGAACGTTCTTATTGCCTTTGGAAAACACAATTTCGGCGTTGGTAATTGCCATTATCCGCTTTTCAACGGCGTTGCTCAAAACGGGGTCAAGTAGCAAATCATCAAAGAGTTCGACAAGTTGCCACACCCGCCCATAATCCGCTGAACGAATGGCATTTCGCCACTTGTTAATATCCTGCGGGGTTCGTACAGGCGGGCGATAGGTTAATATGCTGTGTATTTGTTTTGATTTATTCATTACGTTTGTTTTAGGCAATAGGGGTTAGGCAATAGGCAATAGTGATTAGCGTATAGTCAAAAGCCTACTGCCTATTGCCTTTTGCCTATTGCCTTTTGCCTCCATTAAAAATAATTCGCCCGCTTGGGGTTGCTGTGTAAACTAAATGATTTTGAGTTACTTTTATCGGCTTCTATCTTTACGGGCAGATTGGCGGGCATTCCTTTATAAACCGCCGTGAGCCAATCCACCGCTTGTTCATACCTATATTTTTTATCGGCATAATCAACGGACGGATTCGCCAAGCCGATAAGCTCCCACACGGCTATATCTTTCACGATTTTAAGGAGTAGCGGATTGCGGTCGCTTCCCGTTGTGCTAAAAATAGCCTCCACGTCATAGGCTTTCATCAGCTTGCTTTTGGCAAATTCAATTGCCGTATCAATCGAAGCCAGTGCAATGGTTTCATCGCCTTGGATAATCGCCTGCAACTCGTGAGCATAGGCGTGGGTTTTGAGTTCGGTTATTTCTAAGTACATAGTTTAGGCATTAGGGAATAGGGATTAGGCAGTAGCTCTATTGCCTTTTGCCTAATGCCTATTGCCTCATTTATCATTTCATCATATATTCAATCAATTCCTCATCGGATTCAAATTCTTTCTCTGCTACGGAGGTTTTACCTTGTTCCACTAATCGGGGAGCATCGGCAAGCATTAAGGTTAGTTCAGTAAAAGGCATTTGTAGAATGTCTTTTTTGCTCCAACCAGTTTCTTTAGCGATGTGGAAAATCAGCCCGAAAACGCTATGAAAGCTCTCACTTTTTAACTCGTTTTCTCGTTTTGGCTCAGCATCGGTGCGGTTATCCTCCGCTCCCCGATGTATCTGATAGTAGCTATAAAATCCTGCACACCGCCGTGAATGACAATGAGTTGAAACAGATAAAAGATTTCTTCCGCTGACAGGCTTTTACGCAACACTTTGGCAAGTCGTCGGGTTTGCCAACCCTCTTTGCCATTGCGGAGTGTTACCGCCAAAATCAGACTTACCGTCTTTCCGTGCGACGCCATTACACCCATTGCTTCGGTTGTGCCGACCTCCTTTCCGACGGGAGGAATGGTCAAATACAACCGTGCCACTTTTAGGAGTGTTTCCAACGTCGGGGCGGTCAAAATCAGCGACTTTTTTCGTTTGAAAATCCAAAGAAAAGGGGCAAGGAGCTGTATCCTTACCCCCTTTTTTAGTAGCAGATTTGCCGATTGAAATTCAGTGTTTTGACCCTCCATTATTCAGCTTTTGAAACGATTAACACAGCTGGTTTGCCATTAGCCGGAGACACAGGTTTAATTTTCAAACGAAGTAGTAACACTTCCTCACGCTTAAACTCTGCATCCAATTTTGCCAACACAAGGCATTTCGGGAAGCGGAATTTTACCCCTGTACGGGTTTCAAGCTCAACGGACTTATAGATGTCTTCGCCTGTGGTGGACTCGCTCCAAACTTTGAGTTGCTGGCTGTCCTCTTCTATTTGTGTTACGGTCCCGCCTTTGAGTTTTTTCAGCGTTTCGGGATTGTAATCAAACGTATCCACTTCGATAGTTTTTTCACCCTTTTCGCCTTTAAAAATTTCGATGGGGTCGTCCTCTTGGTCGCAGTAGAGTGGTGTGGTTTGGGTTTCATCCTCCGAGATTTTGCAGGTATCTCGCTTGGTTCTTACGAGTTCCTCCATTTCGGAAGTTTTGGGAGCGGTGCCGTCTTCTTTGACTGCTCCAAAACGTAAGGCTTTCAGCCCGAATGTTCTAATTTCTTTTGCCATTGTTTTAATCTTGCTTTATGCGGTTGGCTTCTGGCTATTAGCTAATCGCCAACCGCTGGTTTTACTTTTTCTTGTTTTTATCCTTGTTACTTGGTTCTTGTCCCTTGTTACTTGGATTTTCGTCCTTGCCACTTGGTTCTTTATTCACATCGCCCTCATTGAGTTCGTCATTACCTTCGTCTTTGGTTTGCCCTCCGTTGTCGTCTGTTTCTTGCTCCTTGTTACTTGGATTTTTATCCTTGTTACTTGGTTCTTGCACAAACCTTTCAAACTTGGTTACTTTTTTATCTTCAAGCGTTTTGGCGTGTTGATTGGCGTCGTGTTCACGCTCGTAACCGATGCCATCCGAAGTGATATATATCTTTTTCAATGTTGGATGTACTTCAAATATTTCCTGTGCTTCTTGCTCTAATGGTTTCATAATTAAAAATGAATTAAATTGTACGATAGACCTACGCCAATGTACGGGGCTATTTTTAGCGGATTGTTCAGCGTAACTCCGTATCCGCCTTGTAATGCCAGAGCCATTTTTGAAGGTGGTTTTTCAGCAATTTGAAAGGTTTGCAGACCGTGAATTTTTACTCTTGGGTCGTCCGAAAAAACATCAATGTAATGCTTCTTAACGCCCCCAAACCAACGCTTATCGGAATAACGTACTAAATTCAAATTCACGTCGTAATCAAGATTAACGATGTCCGAGCGAGGGTTATAAGTGAGTGAAAGCCACTTGTCTTTGTAATGTTTATCCTCGTTTTGGGTAGCTTGCAATTTGAGTTGTGCGGTGAGCTTTCCGTTAATTTTGCTTACCTGATTCATTTTGTCAATGGATATTCGCAACGCCTGTTCGAGGCTGTCAGCATAGCTTTTAGTTATTGCCAATCGTTTTTCGGTAGCATTGTCCCTGACAAATACTTCTTTGAACACCGTATGCGGAACGCTATCCCGTACGTATTGGGTTACGATTCGGGCTTTCCCGCCAAGTTCTACCAATTCGGCAATCCGTTCGTCGGATTTTTTCTTGTTTAGCCACTGTCGCCAATTGAGCGAAAGGCTGGTTAGGCAGACGGCTATCAGAACCGCCAAAAAGACTTTAATTCTCATCTTTAAATCAATTTTAAATGTTATTTAATAGGCTTTTCAGCCAAAATTTTACTTACCAAAGGTTTGGTTTGTTGCATCATACTATCGGATTGCCTCTTGTAACTATTCGCCTCATTCTTGTAGAAAATCAGCGATTCGTACAGCCTTATCCGCTCGTTGCGTTCGGTGATGATTACCTCATAAAGGCGTTGTTTTTCAGCTTCGCATTTGTCGGCAATCACTTCCTTACGATTGTACAGATGCCCTATAACAGTTGAAAAAATCAATAGGAATCCGATAAGCAGTGCAATCACTACCGCCCTTGGGTATTTTTGTATATCCGTAATTTTAAACGGTTGCGGTAGTCTCATTTTCTTTTAAGTTGTTAGTAGTTAGGTAATAGGAAATAGTTTTTTTAGTATTTTTTGCCTATTTACCTTTATAAATGTTTTTCTCGGGAATACCGATACTTCTTAGCCACTTCGGAACATCAAACGAAGGACAGGCTTTGGCAGTAAACTGATTGTGTCCGGCAACTTTCACATCGGGATTTTTACTTACAAAATTTCTCACGAATTTTGCTAAAGCCTCCCGCTGTGCAGGCGTTCGGGTATCTTTTGCTGTTTGCCCGTGTGGCTCACACCCGCCGACATAGACGATATGACGTGCCACGCTGTTGATACCTTTTGCTCCGTTGGTAATTTCCCATTCGTCCACAAACGCGTCTTCGTTGTTGGGAACTAAACGCTCAATCGCTCCGTTTAAGTGAATCATATCGGTATAACCTACCTGCTTCCAGCCTCGCCCTTGTGGCTTGGGTGATAAGTGCCACTTCCGAATCTCATCGGACGATACTTCCCGACCTTCGGGGGTTGCCGTGCAGTGGATAACCAAGTACAACAGTTTCTTTTTCATAGCTTTTTCTTTTTGAGACATTAGGGGTTAGGCAACAGGCAATAGAATTGTGTCGCACCAACTATTGCCTAATACCTTTTGCCCATTGCCTATTACACTGTTGCTTGTTTGATTGCCAACAATCCGGCTACATCGTTACGCATTGCACGTCCGCCACAACGCACCAAGAAGGAATAAATGTCGCCGTAGTAAGTTGGGTCGGAAATGTTGTCAAACATTTCTACTTCGCCCATTGCACGGCATACGCTGTCCTCGTGCCAAGCCAACGCACACGCTACATCGGTAGCGGCTCCCACCGCCGTAAATTCTTTTTTCGCTCCGTTGTTAGCATAAACTCCCACACGGCTACGCATCAGAATTTGGAAACCATACAGTTGCCCTAAAACACCCTTTTGCACATTCGCCGTATTATGGAATGCCATTGCTTCTTGCGTGGTCAAGCTATCCAATAACTGCCCGTACATTTCAGCATCTACAAGCAAATAACGTCCTGTTTGTGGCACGTTTTGAGCATTGAACTTAACCATTGCCTTACGTACGTCCTCTTTGGTAAAGGCTTTTCGGTTTCCTGTTGCTGATGGGCTGTGAGCGGTTACAGCCTTGCCCGAAGTTTCAATGGTGTGGGCGTTGTCAGGTAGCCAACTGAACAAAATCGCCTCACTGGCTCTGTTGATAAGAGCGGATTTGTCCTGACGCAAAACGCTTGTGCGTTTGTCGTACGATAGCTCCACCGTGTCGGCGTGCGGAATACGAATTGGATTGGTAGTGAACTCATCCAAGTCAAATTTCAAATCCACATCAGTACGTGTGTTTACCTGTGCTGGAAATGTGGTTCGGTTTTTCTCAACGCCTGACGGAGCTCCCGCATTGGGTATATGTACCGATTTGCCCTGATTGACAAATACATCGGCGTTGTACGATTTTGATACGAAACTATCATCGGCAAAAAACGCCTCTACAATAGCCTGTATCCAGATTTCTTTTTGAATTGCCATTTTTATTGATTTTTAATTGATTACTAATTTAGTGGTTAGGGATTAGCGTATAGTGTATAGTGGTCAGTGATTAGCAATTAGTGGTTAGTTCTCTGATTGCTAATAAACTAATTGCTATTCGCTATTCGCTAACTCCTATTCGCTAATTCGCATTCGGTTCTTTCCCAAACTTAGCTTTGAATTTTTCCGCATAAAGGGTAAAATCATTTGCTTTCAGATAAGCCAACTTGCCTTGTTTGTCAAGTTCGTCCCAGCTAAGCTTTGCCAACTCACTGGCTGAATCGCCTTTGTTGATTTGGTCATTCACAGAAGCGTGCGGTTTGAGCCCAGCCAACAACTTCATCGCTTGGGCGTGGTTAGCCTTTTGGAGTTCCTTAACCGGTTCCGCTCCGTCGGCATCAATGCGACCGTCTTTAATGGCTCTTTCCAACTCGGCTGAAAATTCAGCAGTTTGGCGTTGGGTCTGTGCCTCTCGTAGGTTGGTCACTTCGGTTTTAAGTTGGTCCCGATCTGCGGTTACCGCCGAAAGATTGGCAATGGTGTCTTTTATTGCCTCTTTTACGGCATCCTCATTGGCATTATCTGCCAATTTTAACAGTGATAAAATTTCTTTATTCATTGTATTATCAAATTTTAAATTACTATTTTGGTGAACACTTAAGCATAACGCTTGTATTTCTGCCTCGGTATAAGGTTTCCCCTCGGCGTGATAAAGAGTTATGGCGTGAGCGTTGCTGGGAACGGCTACGATGGAAGCCTCTAACAACTCACATTCAGTTAGTACCAATTTGCCGTTTTGGAGCTGCATAGCTTCTTTTTTGAATATAATTCCAACGGAAGCCCCTTTGATTTTTCCTCGCTGTACCTTACGTACTACTTCCTTGCCTTCGTTATCTTCAGTATCAAAATCAGGCTTAGCGTATAGCTTCCCGTTTTCTTTTCGTAAGTCTTTCCACGAACCCAAAACATCCTTTGTGTCGTTTCTATGATTATTTAACATCACAGGATTGGAATTGAATCGTTGGAGGTTTATTCCTTCAGTAAGTACGTGGAAGCCATACGAATTGGCTACACTCTCATCACTCAATATAAATTCTAACTCGTTGCTCATTGTTTTGATAGTTTGTAATTCGACATCGGGAGTACCGATTTTCGTTGGTGCAAAATTGTGGCGGGTTTTTCATCCTGAAAAGTTGGTGATTTTTTTTACCCTTAAAATGGGGGTAAAATACCGTTAAAATAGGGGTAAAAAAATTCGTCAGTTTTAGTAGGCTATTTATATGAAAGACTTTTGCAGTGGAAATAACACTTTTGGCAGTTGGCTTTTAGCTATTAGCCAATCGCCAAAAGCTAAAAGCAAAAAAAATGGCAAGACTAACAAATGACGAGAAACAACGATTACAGGAGTACGCTAAACTCCTCTACGTTCGTGAAAACATCACCTCACAAACGGAATTGGCTCAAAAGGTGGGCGTTACGGTCAAAACCATTGCCCAGTGGATAAATGATGGCAATTGGGAACGCTACAAGCGTAATTTGGTGCTGACACGCAACGAACAAATGGCATTGCTGTTGGAGGAGTTGGAGGAACTTAACAGCGTAATTCAAAACAAAGAACAGGGCAAACGATATGCCGATTATAAAGAAAGTAACATCCGTCGAAATCTGATTAAAGACATCAAAGAGTTGGAAACCAAAGCAAGCGTAAGCGAGGCAATCAACGCTCTTACGGGCTTTTTGAATTTTATGCGGTCGCAGAACTTGGAAAAAGCCCAAGAGGTATCGCACTGGGTGGACGTGTATATTAAAGATAAAATGAAATAAATATGAAACTATCCGCAGACGACAAAAAAGCCTTTGGACAATGGCAGGAATTTTATAAGAATTTGTTGCGTGAGGATACCGTTGATTTAAACGAAAACCCCATTGCTAAAGCCGAACGGATTAAAAAATTAGAAACCGACCCCGAGGCGTGGTTTAAATATTACTTTCGGGAATATTGCACCGCAGAACCCGCTGATTTTCATAAAAAATCAACCAAAAGGGTACTGGGCAATTCCGAATGGTACGAGGTGCGGGCGTGGTCTCGGGAGTTGGCAAAATCGGGACGTACAATGATGGAAATTGCTTATTTGGCACTCACGGGCAAAAAGAAGTTTGTCATTTACACGTCGGCGACCAAAGAAAGTGCCGTGCGGTTGTTAGCACCGCTCAAACAAGCCTTTGAACAAAACCCCCGAATCAGTAACGATTACGGCGAGCAAGCCAATTGGGGCAATTGGGCAGAAGACAATTTTTTGACCAACAGCGGAACGCTTTTTTTGGCTATCGGTGCGGGGCAGTCGCCACGTGGGGCAAGGAACAAAGAAGCCCGCCCCGACGTAATTGTGGTCGACGACTTCGACACGGATGAGGATTGCCGAAACCCCGACATTGTGGACAAAAAATGGGATTGGTTTGAAAAAGCCCTTTACGGAGCAAGGTCTATTCATAAGCCATTATTAGTGATTTTCAACGGAAACATCATTGCCGATTATTGTTGTATCAAAAAAGCCATTGAACGAAGTACGCATCACGAAATCATCAACATTCGTGATAAGAACGGCAAAAGTACGTGGGCAAGTAAAAACAGCGAAGAACACATTGACCGAGCGTTATCCAAAATTAGCCAAAAAGCCGTACAAGGCGAATATTTTAACAATCCGCTAACTATCGGTAAAGTATTTAAAGAGTTGAATTACGGTAAAGTTCAACCGCTCAGCAAGTACAAATTTCTAATAGCCTATACCGACCCGTCCTACAAAAAGAACGGCGACTACAAGGCAACGGCATTGGTAGGCAAATACAAAGACGAATATCACGTGCTTTGGCTTCGTTGCCGAAAAACGTCCATCTCCGAAATGGTAGAATGGCAATTCGACGTGTTGAATTTCGTAAACGGAAAAACGGCGGTGTATCTATTCATTGAATATCCGTGGGTGGACGAACCGCTGAAAATGGAAATCAAAAAGGGCGAACAAAAGCACAACCTAACACTTCCGCTTCGTGCCGATGACCGCAAAAAGCCCGAAAAGTTTTTCCGTATCGAAAGCACGTTAGAACCGCTCAACCGAAACGGAAAACTCATCTTTGACGAACGTTTAAAGGATACAAAAGATATGAAAGAAGTTGAGTTTCAGTTTTTAGCTTTATCACCCAAAAGCCGAGCCAATGACGATGCCCCCGATGCCGTAGAAGGTGCGGTTTGGAAAGTCAATCACAAAAACAAACAAGACGTTGCCCCGCCTAAAATTTGGGCAAAACAAACCAATAAAAACAGATACTAATGCAAGATTTAGACCCTATTGAAATAGAAGTGGCTATGAAAGTGACAAAAGCCATTGATGACAGCCAAAACTTGGATGGTTCCTTGAAAGATTTAGACAAGTCCGTTGAGAACGTAAAAAAGAAATTTAAACAGAAAACGGAAGAACTAAACAGGAATACCCAAGCCAAAAAAACACAAACACAAACCACTCGACAACAAACAGAAGCTACACAAAAACAAACCCAAGCCACAAAACAACAAAATGATGCTTTAACCAAAAGCACACATAAATTCAACTCCTTAGGCAATTCCGTGAACCAAATCACACGGGAGTTGCCCGCCTTTACGTATTCGGCACAAACGGGATTTATGGCGATTGCCAACAACATTCCCATTTTAACCGATGCAATGGCGAAACTCCGTGCTGAAAACGAAGCATTAAAGGCTTCGGGGCAAAAGACAACGCCCGTGTGGAAACAACTCATCGGTTCGTTATTTAGTTGGAACTCCTTACTATCGGTGGGGATTACCTTGCTAACAGTTTATGGCGATGAAATAGGTGAATGGCTCATAAGTTTATTCAAAGGTGGAAAAGCATTAGATGAGGCAAAAGCCAAAATTGGTGCGTTAAACGAAGCCCTAAGAGATAATAGTGTGCGAAAAGGTGTACAAGATTTATTGCATTTAGAGCAAACTTTAAAACTCACAAAAAAAGGGGTATTTTCAAAGCAAGAGGCTCTGAATCAATACAATGACACCTTAGGGCAAACAGTAGGAAAACTAAAAACCTACGATGAATTAGAAGCGTGGATGGATAAGCATAAAAATAGATATATTCAAATGATGCTCTACAAATCTGCGGCTAATAAAATCTTAGAAAAAGCGACAGATGAATTGCTTAAAAAGCAAGATATATCCCAAAAAACGGCAAGGGAAAGTGCTTCCTTTTGGGATAAAGTCATAGCGAGTATGACACACTCAGCACCTTCGGGAACGGCTGGGTTACCCTCCACACATAATAATTCTGATTTCAATGCGTATTTAAAAGATGTTGATAAAGCAGGGGAAGAACGAAAACAAAAAGAACTCGAAAAAGCAGAAGAGCAACTCAATGAATATCAAAAAATAGCGAATGAGTTCTTAGCAGAAGTGAAAAAATTAGAGCAAGAAATGGGATTCAAAGGGAGTAAAACAGATAGCTCTAAACTCGAAAACGAATACAAAAAACTCCTTGAAAGAATCGCCGAACTTGACAAAGAATACAGCAAACAATCCTTTGACAAGCACGATATGGAGGTACAAGCCCTCAAAGATAAGTTCGCAAAAGTACGTACATTGGTGGAAGAATTTAACAAAAAAAGTAAGCTGAAAATCGGAATCGACCAACTTAACACATTGGAGGACAAAGCCGTTGAAACACTCAAATATCGCCACGAAACGGAAAATCTCAAAAAAGAACTCAGCAAACAAAAGGAGTTATTCGAGGAGTACGAAGCCTACAAAACTAAGGTAGGCGAAAAAGAAGCCAAAGAACGATTTAAAAACGATTTAAAAGGCGTTGAAAGCTATCGTAAAGCGTTGGAAGAGGCGATTACCAAAACCAATGCCGACCCCGATAGCCCTCAAAAAATGGAACGTCTGCGAGAACTTCAAGCAATGTTACTTCTCGCCAACGAGGAGCAAAATAAACGAGACCGTAACAAGTTCGCCGACCTTTTAGAGGAATACAAAGGATTCAATCAGAAACGTATTTCCCTTGAAACGCAGTATAACAATGATATTTCATTATTGGAACAGCAACGTAATGAAGCCAACGCCGATGCCGTGAACGAAGCTATAAAGATGCGTAAAGCCAAATATGAAGAGGATTTAAGTAACTTACAAGCTACCATTTTGCAAAGCTCGGATTTCTATCAAAAACTGTTTTCCGACCTATCTCAAAAAGGATATAAAACACTCCGAGACTTCGCAAAATATACCAGCGAGGTACTAAACTCGGCAAAGACGTACAACACTACGAACGGCAAAACAATGGTGCGTATTGAGTACGACCAAATCAACGAGCAGGGCGAAGTGGTCAAACGGGTAAGTAATATTACCATTGCCGAATTTGAACGCATCAAAGCCAAAGCAGAAGAACTCAACAGAATCTTACGGGAGAAGAACCCTTTTTCCAGAGTGGTAGATTCCTTTAAGGAAATCATAAAATCAGCAAAGGAAAGCGACACAGACGGGCTTACTACTTCTTTGAATACGTTAGACCAATCCGTTAAAATGTCCATCGGAACGTTTAAAGATTGGGGCGATAGCTTATCAGCAGTGTTTGGCGATGGCGTACGTGATGCGATGGATAACATCAGCAAACTTACCGGTGGAGTGTTTGACTTGGGCTCGGGGATTGCTCGGATAGCTTCGGGAGATATTGTAGGCGGAATTACCAGCTCGCTCAGTGGAATTGGTTCCATTTACAAGCAGCTAACAGGTTGGCGACAAAAAGCCCGAGAACAACAGGTAAAAATGATGCTTGCCGATATTGAAGCCTTGCGTACCATTCGTCAGCAAAATTTAGCCTTGAAAGAAAATGTCCGTGAACTTTCGGTATATAACAACCAACTGGAACTCCGCAATAAACTTATCAAAGATGGAGTAATCGCACAAGACGGAATACAAAACAAATTTCGCTATGACTTACAAATGCTTCAAGAATACCAAAAGGAAGCGGAAAGTTCCGAAAAAACGCAAAAAGAGCTTTATAACAGAATTGCTGAATCCAGATTTGACACGGGTAAAATTAAAACAGGTTCATTGAGTTCAATACAAGTACACGAGATGATTGGAGGTAGTATGGAGGAAATGAAACAATATTACCGAGAGCTAATAAAAAACGGCGATGAAGCATACAGACCCATTTTTGAGCAAGTTTTGGAAATGCTCAATAAATCGGAAACGATGGGCGATTATTTTCAAATGCTCAATGAACGTGGATGGTTGCACGGCGATGTAAAACAGTTCTATGAGCAATGGAAAAAAGCAGGAGAAGACGTTGAAAAATTACAACAAAAATTTGCTGACCTAAAGAACGAAATGCGACAAGTGGTAATGGGTGAGAACTTCGACGGTTTCGTGAATAATTTCGCTAATGCCCTTGCCCAAGCACAGGGTAATGTTGCTCAGTTTGCAGAGTTTACCGAAGAAAAAATAAAATCGTCCCTATTCAATGCCTTTAAGTATCAATACCTGCGTGAACAATTAAAACCCCTATACGAACAAATGGGCGACCTGCTCAACGAGGGCGTGGACACCTTAGACAAGGATAAGATAGAGGCAGTAAGTCGGCAGTTTGAAAATACGTTTAAAAATACCAACGCCAAATTAGAGCAACTCGGAAAGCAACTCGGTACTAATTTATATGACAATAAAGGAGCGGAAGCCTCCCGCAACTCCCTCAAAGGTGCTGTCAGAGGCATCACCGAACAGCAAGCCGACCTATTGGCGGGTCAATTCGGAGGACTTCGGTTAGCACAATTGGAAACCAACAAAATCAACAAACAAGGATTTGCCGAGACAATGGCACAAACCAGCAAGATGATAGGCATTCAGTTGGAAATTCAACACAATACAAAACGTACTGCTGATAACACCGAAGCAATGAAAGAGAGTTTAAAAAATATTGAAACATCGGTTAAATCCAATAAAAATGACCTAAAAGGTAACGGAATTAAACCGTAGTGAGGCAATAGGCAATAGTAGGGGCGTAATGCTTACGCCCACCAAAAGCCAACAGCTAATTGCTAATCACTAACCACTAATCCCTTAGCAAAATGTACAACGACAAATTAAACAACAAAAACCTTTGGACTGAATTTCATTGCGTTATTCAGACCAACACTGCCGAGCTTCTTACCTTTCCCGAGCGGAAAGAAAGCCTTACGAATGACTGGGCGGAAGAAAACGGCAAAGAATACGACTTGGAAACTCCCAAGTTTCACGATAAAGAGGCTACCCTCAAATGCCTTTTTATCGCCGAAAATGAAGCGAAATTTTGGGAAGGCTACAACGCTTTTTTTGCCGAATGGCAGAAAAGCGGTTGGCAGAACCTTTACATTGATGACCATTCCAAAACATACCAATGTTTTTACAGAAAAACGGAAAATTTTGTAAAGCTGACAAAACGCATCAAAAACGTGAGTAAAATCATCGTGAGTTTTGAAATTAATTTAGTGGTCAGCGAATAGTGAATAGTGGTTAGCAATTAGCGGATAGAATTAACATCTATACACTAACTACTAACCTCTAATTGCTAACCCCTAACCTCTAATTACTAAATAACAATGAAATACATAATCAAACGCAACAACAGCATTATCGCCACAATTCGTCCTGAGGGGCAATTACAGGCAGGTGTAATGGGCGAAGAAATCGTAACAATGACTTTTTCGCTCAAAAATTACATTCACTTCCAAGCGGGCGACACGGTGGAAGTGTACGGCAACATATATTACTTATCCACCGAACCACAAGTAGAGAAAATCAGCTCTCGGGAGTTCCGTTATTCACTGGAATTTCAAGGCATAAAATACGAATTGGGTAAGGTGCAGTATCTGTTCCCCGATACTCAAAATGTATTAAATCTGTCGGAGTTTCACATTATGGGAAACGCTCGTACGATGTTGGATTTATTAGTAAAAAACGCCAACCGTACGGGGCAAGGTTGGTCGCTTGGCACGGTGGACGAAACCGAAGCCAAACAGCTTGGTTTCTCGGCTGAAAACTGCTTGGCTGTCCTATCAAAAATCGCCCAAGAATTTAAGTTGGAATATTGGGTAGATGGAGATAAATCTATACACCTAACCGAACGCAAATCTGTTAGCGGGTATTCCTTTGAATACGGCAAAGCCAAAGGACTAAAATCACTCACTCGGCAGACGTTGGACGGGAGCAATGTAGTTACTCGTCTGTATGCTTTTGGTTCGGAAAAAAACATTGCGGGAGACTATCGGGGTGGGCAATCCAAACTCCGAATGAATGTTCCGTATTTGGAAAAAAACACGGACATCTACGGCATTATTGAAGGCTCACAAACCTTTGATGTGTTTCCGCACAGGTTGGGAACGGTTACGGCTGTAAATCCCGCCAATCCGTTGCAGTTTACCGACAGCGGAATGGATTTCGACCTTAACGAACGAGAAAATGGCAATACCAAATACCTTATTAATGGCGTGCCTGTCAAGGTTACGTTCAACACAGGGCAATTGGCGGGATACACTTTTGAGGTCAAACAATACGGCTACGATTCGGCGACCAAAACCTTTACTTTGCTGAAAAACCAAGATGAAAAAGCCATTGAAGTTCCGAGCGATACGTTGCGTCCTGCTATTGGCGACCGCTACGTACTTACGGATTTGATAATGCCCGAAAGTTACGTTACCAACGCCGAACGAGAACTCCAACAAAAGACACAACAATATTTGGACGAAAACAGCTGTCAGCGGGTGATTTATGCAATGGTAACTGACCCGTTATATTTCAAGGCACAAAACGTGAATATCGCCTTAGGTTCGACCATTCGGGCGGTGGATACGGACTTTAATTTAGATGATAATTTACGGGTAATTCGTCTTACCAAAGATTTGCAGAATCCGTACAATGTGCAGTTTGAAGTTGCTGAACGTGCTGAAATTGCGTACATCGTTCGGGAATATTTTGAGGAGGAAAAAGCCAAAACCGCTTTGGTACAAGCCGACAAATTCAACGCTGAAATGGCACTGCGGGCGTATCGTTTTGGGCAGGAAATATCCGAAAATGTGTTTGACGGTGAGGGCTATTTTAACACGGAGAAAATCAAACCGCTTTCCATTGAAACCAAACTATTAAGTGTAGGTTCACGGATGCAACAGTTTGCCCTGCCTGACGTGGTTATTTCGGTGGAAAATGCTACCACTGTACGCAATACGCAAGGAAAAATCGTGCATCTCACATTGGAAGAACACCCTCGTGAATGGCAAATTGCTGCCAATACGCAAACGGGTATTTCTGCGGGCTTTAACTACATCTATATCAAGGCACAGCGTATCGGCTCAAATGCCTCTGTTTTTGTGTCGCCCGAGAAAATTGCAGTAGATAGCGATGTAGCTTTCTACCATTTTGAGGCAGGGTATTTGGGAAGTGTGGAAAACGGGCAACGTCGCATTCGGATGTCGCACGGCTTTACGCAAATCAATCCGTTTGAAATCACCACCGGACGCATTGCCCCGCCCAGTGGCAATCATTATATTGAGTTGTTGCACGACCGCATTAACATTGTTGGAAACTTACACATTACCGACGGTAACATCAACCAAATTAAGCAAAGTATCAGCCCTGATTTACTTAGCTTGGAGAATAGGGTGAAAGCGTTTTCGGAGCAAAAAGTAAATGATTTGCAGGTGGGAGTTAAGAATTTGATTTTAAAATCAAAAGAAAAAAGGACTCTCAACGGATATATGGGGTTGTATTGGGATTTCTCTGAGCCTATGGAGGTAGGAAAAGAATATATTTTTTCTTGTTTTTCAGAAGGGAATACGCCTCTATGGTGCTATTTCAGAGATATTCAAGGACAGGCAAGACAGTCCATATTATGGCTAACTAACGGATACAATGAAATTGTCGTTAATCCTTACTATACTTGGACGGGAATTTGTGTTTTTCAAGAAGTCGGGCAAGGCGGGTCAGGAGTGGCTCATATAGAAAAAATTCAACTTAAAAAAGGGAATAAAACAGTAGATTATTCGCCCGCTCCTGAGGATTTGCAAAATCAAATCGCTGCCGAGCAACAAGCACGGCAACAAGCCATCAACGAAGCGAGTGCGGCAAACCAAAATTATTCGAATCAACAATCTGAGCTTGTCAAAACCCTCGCCATTGCTCATGCTGACGGTAAAGTATCCGAATCCGAGCAACGACAAATTGCTAATGCTACGCAAAAGTTACAAGAAGCTAAAACATTTGCTGAGCAGAAAGTAAATGAGTTGCAGATTACGAATAGAAATTACGTATTAGGAAGTAATTTTGAAATAACATCAGAATACAAATTGCTTCCTTTTTCCGCTGATTTTTCTAAGGATTTGAGGGGTAAGCCTGTTACACTATCTTTCGACTTAGAAGTCAATAATGTTATAGGAGGAAGACGTGTAGGCATTGAGTTCAATATTTTATTCACAGATGGTACCAGACAATGGATAAATGCTTGGAAGAATATAAGTAGCTCTGATATAGGAAAATCAATTAAAGAGCGTTTTTCGAATACAATAATAGTTCACGATAAAGAGATACAAACTATTTCTCAATTAGGAGCGTATGTTCAATTTTCTGCAACCTCAGTGAAAGTTGGTAAGCCAAAAGTTGAAAAAAATAATAAATCTTCTGATTGGTCTCCCGCTTATGAAGATGCTGAGTTATACGCTGCCAATGTCCGTACCGACTTGGAAACAGCCCTTGAAAATGCCAAACGCCTACTTGAAGCAGAAGACCGGAACATTAAAGCCGTAACACAACGACTTTCAGAGAAAACAGATTTTCTCAACGATACAAAAATCAACGGAAACACGGTGGCTACGGGAGCGGTAATGGTCGGAAATTCATTAGGTGGCAATGCAGGGATTAATGGTACGGGGCTTTCCGGCACAGATGTACGTTTTTGGGCGGGAAGTAGTTTTGCCAACAGGGCAAATGCTCCTTTCAGAGTGTTGGATAATGGGAAACTCTATGCTACCAATGCGGAAATCACGGGTAAAATTACAGCTACAAGTGGGAAAATTGGAGACTTTGACATATCTCAAACGGGATTGATTAAACAAATAAGTACAGGATTGACTTCTTTTGGGGCTACTTTAAAAACAGATGTGTTTGAACTTATAGGAAGAGTATATCAAGATTTGACAAACTTCTACACAGAACGGAAAGTAAAAATGACTTGCAATGACATTGTTCTCAGTGAAAAGACATTAACTCATTTTGGCGAGCAAACCAAAGGCATAAAAATAACTCCTGACGGCATATACCGCATCACAAACAATTCAGAAACAAAAATACTTTAATATGAAACAATTATACTTAACCATTTTAGACGCTTTAAAGCAAATACCTGCTATCAAGTGGGTAGATTTGAATACCGGACAACTACAACAGGAAATGCCACCATTGGCATACCCTGCGGTATTGATAAATGTTAACTCGTTAAATTGTAAGGATTTGGGAGAGAATACTCAGCGTGTACAGGCTTCGTTTAGTCTTACCCTCGTTTATCCTACAATGGGCGAAACCAACAGCCACGCCCCCGAACCGATGCAAAGTACAGGATTGCAATTCTTAGACTTAGCTGAAGAAATTTATAAAAAAATGCAAGGTTTTGAAAGTGAGCAGTTTTATCCGTTCGAGTGTACGGGCGTGCAATTCCGCAACCTCAGAGGGCTAAACACAGTTGAGTTGCAGTTTGCAACGGCGTTTGAAGATTATACTGCCAGCTAAAATACGGGTATATTTTTTTCAAATCATTGGCGGAAAATTGTTTGCGTTCAAGGTGTGCAATGATATGATTGTTTTCGGCAATGATGTCTAAAATTGTACTTTCTGAAATGTCAAATTCTCGTTCAAGAAGTTGCAGGCAACGGGAGAATTTCAACCCTATGAGATTGTTATAAAAATAAAAGCGTGCCGACAATTTTTCATTGCGGTACGCTTTCCTGTTATGTGTTGCCGTAGTATTCATTACGGCAAAATTAATAAATGTTTTTTATTTGGAAAAATCGTATTTTGTCTTCTCATTAAGGTTAAGTAATTCACCGAATGACACTTCTCCGGATGTTGAAGAATACCGAACACCAAAATAAACGTAGTCTTTTGGAACATTGTGAAAAATAACAAGTCCGTTGGCATTAACTTCTTGTTTGTCGTGATATTTCACAAGTTTTCCCGTTGATAATTCAACAAAGCCCTCCCGTTTAAAATCAAACTCATACTTTCCGCTATTCATAACTTTCTCCGTTTCAGCGGTTCTGTAAAACAAGTATACAGGGCTCACGGTTAAACCATTTTTTGAAGGTCGCAACTGAATTTCAAGTGTAACCTTTTCCTTTTGTGAATTTTCGTCATTTTTGGAGCACCCCACCGCAAGAGTAAGTGCTACAAATAATAGTAGTATTCTTTTCATTGTTAAAAAATTATGATTATTCGGCGAAAGTAAAAAAAAATACTTGAAAAATCCAAGCGTTAGTACTCATTATTGTAATATTCCTTGTTAATATACGTAGCCAAGTAGGCTTTGGCTTGTCCGGTGCGTTTGAGGTGAGCTTCGTAGCCTTTTAGCGACAAAAAGACTTTAATTATTTCCGCCTCTTTGAGTTTGTTAAAGACTTTGAGTGCATCTTTTTTGCCCATTTTGTAGTTATAGGCTTCCCATAGTCGGTCGAAACTCAAGTCAGCAGGGATTTTTTCTACTTTAAATTTGGCGATAAACTCGGGCATTTTTGTCCAAAGTATGATTTTTTCTTCATCAATGGGAAAGCGGTACGCCCCGAAAAGCCAACCTTTCTGAGCTTCATTGAGTGGTTCGCCCACGATTTCAAATACTTTTAATTCACCATTTAAATCGTATTTAAAAATGAACGAAATTGCCGTTTGTTTGCCCATCACTCGGTAGGTGGTTAGTTGTTCCATATTTTTCAATTTTACACTCCCCTTAATCCCCCTTTGAAGGGGGAAGCCCGAAGGGCGGGGGATATTTTAAACCAATTCTTGATGTAATTCGTTGGCTATCTTGTGGATTTGTAAATAGTAATCATTGTTAATCATACTAACAGAAGGTAAAATACTTCTAAGCCAATATTCCAATACTGATGCCTGATGGTATTTTAAGTTAAACTTTTTAGGCTTATTGCCCGTAAAATTGCCGTGCATCAGATATACTTTTCTGGCAACCTCCTCCAAGATGCTTTTGTTAGTGCGTTCTTCTCTTGTAATTGACCGTACAAGACTTGACTTTTGAAGTACAAAATTCAGACTATCCAAGCCGTCTTTGCTTATTTTAATACTGATTTTCATTTTGTGATAACTTTTTTAAGGTAATTATATTTATCTAACTCTGCGTAACAGATTTTAGCCCCTTCGGTTGGGCGTTTTTTTGATTTTTTAGGAAACTGCCTACAAAATGCCTCACACCACAATGTGAAATTTTCGTGCAACGGAAGTACACCACAAGGAAATAAATTCATCACTTCTAAAAGAATATCTTTGTAATTCGATTGAGGTCTGAAATTCAACGCAAATTCCTTGTTTTTGGTTACAACATAAACGTACCAACCGCCAAAAGGAAACCGATTTTGGTTATGAAAAACCCAAACATAGCAGGGTGTTGTTTTTTCGTATAAATCACGTTTAAAGGATAAATTTTTATCTTGCTTTGCCTTACGCTTTTGAAAAACCTCTTGCCACGTGATTGTCGTCCATTGTCCTAAAATATTTTTTTCAAAAGAATGTACCTCAGGCGGGGCTTTTTTTCCTTTCCAAAACTCGTACGCACTTCGTGTCATTATCATCATTACTAATTAGTTTTAAATTAGCAGTCCCATTGTTCCTCGCTGAGTTGTTTTCCGCAGTCTTTACAGAAAATTGCTGTAACTTCGCAGGTGGCATACCAACCAATCGTTAGCACGTGCGTATTTTCGTGCAAACAGACAGGCGTTGTATCCTCCTTGGGTTCATTGTTTAATTGTTCACCGTTAATTGCTTCGTTGTTCATTGGTATTTTCCTTTTATCATATTTTCAATAGCGAAAATCACCTTGCTGACCTCCTTATGGCTCATATCCTGAAGTGCCTTTTTCACGGGCGAACGTTTACTTATCAGCCAAGCCCCGAGACGGTTCAAGTCCACAAAGTTGGGATTATCATCTTGCACCCAACCCAACTCGTGGCATCGGGCAAGTAAGGCTCGGTGTTGCGGGTTTTGAGTGTCGAAATAGGCGTAAATCTGAAATTGTTTCGTTTCTTCGCCGTTCAAATGCCGTGTGAGGTGTATTGCCTGTATTTTGGTTAAATCTTTAAGGCTTTTAATATCTTGCTGAAAAAAGCCCGAGATGTAGGCTAAACGCTCGTCTCTGTCTAATTTTTTCTTACTTGAAAAAATTGTTTGAATGGTTTTGATTTGGTCTGTGGTTATCATAGTTCTTGTGTTCTTTACATAATTCAACAAAAAAACGCTTTTCCATTGTCATTGTTTGAATAACAGACTGATTGTCTAAGAAGTGTTCCACTAAGGTACAACCACATTTGCGAGTGATTTTGATTGATTGACCTCCTAAATGTTCAATACTTGCGTCTTCTTTTGGGACTATCTCATCTATTATTTTTAGTTTTTCTCCTATTGTCATTCTCTTTGTCGTTTTTCGATGAATTGCACTCCTTTCTTTATCACTTTATACAATGACGAAGCTTCGTCGTAATAAATCCCATTATAATTTTCAATATAGCCAGTATAAATTTCAACTGTATATCCTGTAATTCGTTGCCAAGACACACTGAAGTTCCAATCTCGGGCAAGACACAAATCTTCCAATTTCTTTAACATTTTACCTGTTTTTGTTGCCATTTCAAATCTTTTTAAAATTAGCTCCGCTCGGGGGCTCGAACCCCGATGCCTGCCAGTGCGGATACCATTCTCAGGTTTCTGATAGTGCCTTAGTCGGCGTGTTATTCGTTTGTTTCCATTTTAAAACCCTACTTCGTTAATTAATTCTCCCATTTCTACTGAAAGTTCTTGAACTTCTTTATCTTTATATAAAAGTTGCTCCAATTCTTCCCCAAGTTCTTGTTGCATACGCTCACTTTCATCCTGCAATTTTCGTATTGCCTTTAAGTGGGCAATCGTTTTATTCATTATTTCTAATACTTTTTCTTTTATTTCCATTTTCTATTCGTTTTTAAAGGTTATTGTATTTCTCGTGAACGGGAAACAAGTCTGCTATGTTTGTACCCTCTGGAAAATCTACCGCCGAAATATTGAGCGGAATACTTACCTTTTTGCCTTGTGCGTCCGTATAGCTCGCATCTACGAAAAATGCCGACTGTTGAGGCTTGTACGCTTGTGCGATGATTTTCACAGCATCGGTAAACTCGGGCGAGTTAAATTCTTCCGCTATTTTGTTCAGCTCCAGCACTCGGGAAGCTTTGAGGTTGCCTTTGGCATCCTTGCGAAGCAGTCGATTAATCACGTCCACCAGCTTAGCGGAATTGTCATCTTTCGCCAGTGAACTGATAAAGTCTCGTACTTTCTCAACGTCTGCGTTCACGGTGTCATCCCAGTTGTCAATGGTTCGGAAACCGTAGGTGATGGTGTTGCCATCATCATCGGAAAAAGTGTGGCTCTGTTGCTCGCCTTTGACTTCGTACACTTCGTTTTTTAAATCTAAAAAAGTTTTAAGCGATTGAAAGATAAATAGTTTTTTCTTACTAATATCGTCTGAAAGTAATTTCAGTTGTTCGACAATCCCGAACAAGTTCTTGTTTACCAAATCTTTGTAGGCTTTGCGGTTTTCCGCCTGTGCGTCTTGTCGTTTTTGCAATTCGGCTTGTAGCTCCTGTGCCGATAGTTGCGATAAATCTATATTGCTCATTGTTAAATTATTATTTGTTAATTAATTTATTGCTCTTTTTTTTCATCTTTTCTCGTTCGTACGAAAATCCCATTGGAACTCTCTTTACAGGGCGTTTCTGTAATTCTTCTTTGTGTTTTTCAAAGAATTTCAACGCCTCCTGATGTCTTTTGATGTCATTTTCGTGATATAACCAATTTTCTGACATAGTATTCGTTTTTGTAAATTTATATGTAAACTCTTTGTTTGTACAACGGATGATTTTTGAGTGGTTGAAATATCTGTTTCTCCAAATCAAACCACAAAACCTCTCTATCTTGCGATATTTTCAGTTCGGGTGATTTCCAGCGAGATTTGTCAATCCATCGTTGGAGTTTTTCTACTTTTTGGGGAACACTGTCAGTGCGTCCCGCTCGGTATTGGCTCAGTTGTAGGCGTTCTTCAAATGTTAGAGTTTGCAGAAAATTGTCTAACTTTAAAACGTCTATGTATTCAATTAATCGGCTCATTTTCTATCTCATTTAAAAAACTTTTATTCATTTTTAAGAGAAGGTGTTAGAGCTGGTAAAGCTCCACTTCCAACGCCTCACGTTCCTTTTCATTTACACATTCCGCAATTTTCATTTCAAGTTGCAATGCTTGTGTTTGCAGTTCTTTACGAGTTACTTTCATAGCATTCAATTTCAATGGTTTGTAAATCATATTTTTCCATTTCGATAAACTTTTCAACGTATTGATTGCGAATGGCTTCCAGTTGTTGAAGTTCTTTAGTTTCGTGATGGAAATTCATAAGGTCGGTATTGATGCAATTGATTTTGTGTTCCAAATACTCACGGGTTACTTTCTTGGTTTTCATATTTTTGTGCTTTGATTATTTTTTCGATTAAAATTTTCGGGAAATATTGCAAGTCAAGGTAAAAGGTATCTAACATCAGCAGCACATCGTCTTTATCAAAAATACCCGCATCTAATTCGGTATTGTACTGCCTTTTTATTCCTCCCTCAACTAATGCCACCCATTGGTCATCAAACCAATTTTTGAGGTAGTCATTTTTTGATAGCCATTTGAGCGGAATGTACTTTTGATGTGCTATTTTTCCGCACCAATCCAAAAAGTACTGATGCCGAAGATTCTCGTATTGCAAATAGCTCAATTCTGCATAGTACGCCAATTTGTGGCGGAAGGTGGTTTGTTTTGCTATGGTTGTCATTTTTATAGATTTAAAGGTTATTCGTTATCGTCTTGCTTTACGTCGCCCCAATATTCGGCGGCTTTTTGCGGGTAAATCACAAACGGACTGCCTCCACCGTTCATTCGCCCTGCCGGAAAGGCTTTATAGCCCTCAACCCGTATTTTCAAATCCACGTCGTAGCGAACAAAATCTGCCAGCTCGCCTTTGGGTTCCTTGCCATTGGCTTGGCTGATGAGGATTAAGCCTTTGTTCTTATCTTTCATCAATCGTTTTAACTTTTTGTATTCCTCTTTGTCGGTTTGCATATATTGCACGGAATCAATGATTAGGAAGTCGGGCGATTTATGTTTTTCCATTCGTTCCAAAAGTTCATCAAAAGGTTCATTGTCTATCAGCAGGAATTTCCCTTCCACACTGTCCATATAGTTACGTTTGAGGTTCATTTGCATTGTATGCGAAAAGCCCTCCTCCAAAGAATTGTAAGCTACTTTTCCGAACTCAGTTAAGTACCTTACCCACTGCATTGCTAACGATGATTTTCCGCTGGACGAAGCTCCCCAAATAATAGCAGAGAACCCTCGTGCGGGGCAACCGACAAAGTCCTTCCAAGCCCCCTCAAAAGGTAGTAGTTTGAATTTTTTATTTATTGCTTGTTTGGGTGTATAAGCCTGTGCCATTGTTCAGTTATTAGGGGTTAGTGGTTAGGGATTAAGTCGTTTCGGTTTCAATGGCTTCAATGCGTTCGAGCTTCAAGGTGTGTATTTTCTTTTTCACACGTCGTAAATCGCCGTTGCATTCCTGCCAAACGCTTTTGATGTCCTGCTTGTCGGTAATGCCGTTGTTGGCACAAATCAAAATACAATCCTGCTGGGTAATGTCGCCCAAATCGACAAACTTTCTGCCCAAACGGCTGTAAATTTCCCGATAGCCTTTTTTGTTGAGTTTTTCGCCCCGCTCAATGCGTTTTTGCAAAAATTCCGTTGCACACAAAATAATGGCACAATCGTCCTCCAATAAGTTGTAAAACGTGATAAAGAAGTACAAAATCTGGTCATTCACTTTGTCGAACTCGTCCAGCAAAATCACGGGGTTTTCAATTGATTTTAAATATTTTACGGCTTCATACACCATCTCGTGTATGGTCATTCCGCCACTTTTTCGCCCCATTGCCGAAAGCAATTCCGCCATAAAGGCTTTTTTGTTCCAAAACTCATTGCATTGCACCATAAAGGCGTTGGGGTGGTTTTCGGTGTATAGCTTCATTGTTTGCGTTTTGCCCGTTCCTGCTGAGGCGACAATAGCGTGTACTTGGCTGTTGTCTTGGGCATCTTCTATCAGCTCCGTTAAGGTCTGATAAATAGAGGTTTCCACGCAAACCCAATCCCTACGGGAAATTTCCAATTGAGCCTTTACGCCCCGCCACATTCGGTCAGCGATTTTATCCCATTTGTTGGTCAATATGTGCGTTACGGTAGCTTCCGAAACGCCTTTTAATGAGTTCGCTCCTTTGCGTTGGCTTCCTTTACGGTCGCAAAACACTTTTAATTCATTGGCTATCTGTTGTTTTTCCTGCGTTGTCATATTTTTGTATTTTTGAAATTAAACGTCTCTTTTTTCATTGCGGAAGCTATCCGCTATATTAAACCGCTTATTTTGGTTCTTTTTCGGGGTTGTTCTATGGATACAAGCTCCATTTCGTCGTCCCAATCGGTGTTGTTCATTACTTTTTGATATTTTCCAAAATCGTCATTTTGTTGGGATTTTTTGCCGTTGGGCGTTTTCCGTTTGCGTTCAATCCCCTTGATATTCGGTAAATTCAATCCTTGTTGCTGGGCGGTCATTCCGTATTTTTCTAACAATTCCTCGGTTTCGTCTCGGCGTGTGATGCGTTTTTCGTCCGTGAGTTGCTGTACTTGGCGGATGTATTGAGCGTCGAAAGTGTCCTGCTCCTGAATGTTACGTTGTACTTCTTTCTTAATTTCCGCACCGTTTACTAATTTCAGACCCAAAGGCGTGTCCTCGTATAAGTAAATCAGCTCCATATTATCGGGGTCGAACTTGATAACGAACTTTTTGCCGATATTCTTTTCAAGCCAATCCACATTGGGCAACCCTTTCTGTGTATATACCATATAGTCGTATTTGACTTTTTTCTCTTGAAACGAAATTCCGTAAGCATCGCAGGTAATCGGTTCTTTTCTCGTAATCCAAAACAGCGAAACCATATCCCAAATCTCCACTTTCTTTGTTTCCGCATTTTGGCTTTCCAAATACATTTCAATGCGTGGTTTGCCTGTTTTGGGGTGCGGAGCTTCGTTCCATTCCCTACGGCGTTGGGCGTATCGCTCTTTGATTTCGTCCAGCGTAGGCAGGCTTTGTTTGTTGGCGAGGATAAATTCCATATTTACCTTGCTTTCCTGCGTTTTTGCCGTGATGTTCATTCCTGTAAAGAACCAATCACGTTTTAAAAATCCGTCTTGAAATCGCCCGAAGGCACTTTCTATCGTTTTTGATTTTCCGTTGTAGGGCTTAGTAGCGGTTTGCACTTGGGCTATTTTGCTTAAAAAATCGCCAGTTTTGAGTTTTTTGTGTCCGCCTTGGTTATCGTGGGCTATTTGATATGGGCGAAATCCTGCCGTTTGTACCGCCATTTTAAAGGCTCGATATTGGGCTTCGTAATCCTCCGTTTTGCTAATGTGATAGCCTAAAAGCACCTCGCTATATGCGTCCATCACTTCATATACTTGGCAGGTTGCCATATTGCCGTTTTCGTCCAAATAGTAGTAATTGAGCTTCGTACCGTCGGAGTACCAAAGGCTGTCCCGCATTGTGGGCATTTTGGTTTTGTGCTGAAACCCAAATTTTTCCTTGTACGAAAGTTCGCCGTACCGATGCCCCCACCACAGCGGTTGCACATCTTCGGCATACAGAAAGTTATAGAACGTTTTTTCGTTTTTGATGAGTTTCCAACCTTCGGCAACGGCTTTGTCGTTGTATTCGGCGTGGAGTTGCGAAAGACTTACGCACACATTCACTTGATTGCACCAGCGGGCGAGTGTCCATTCTGCCGAAACCCCTACGAGTTTAGCGGCTACTTTATTCATAAATCCGCTGTGTATCAACCCCTCGTAGCCTTTGGTCGGGTAGCGTTTGCAGGTTTTTATTTCTTTAAACGCCATTGTTTTAGCCTTTAAATCGCGGTAATTGCTCGGCAGTTTGTGTTTGTATTCCTTTGACGGCAATTGTTGGATAATTTCCGCCATTTTTTGCCACATTTCCTTGCGGCCTCCGAACTTGCGTTGCACCACTACATTCGTTGCGATAAAGTGGCAAGCGTTGAGTATTTTGGCGTTGTCGCTGTACTCTCGGATGCGGTCGGCGGGTAGGTGTTCCGTGCCATCTTCGTCCTCCAACAGGTATTGCTCAAAAAAGCGTTCGGCATCGTAATCGGGTTTGATATAGTCCTCGAAAACAAGGGTTTTAACCTCTTTATACGGATTGTGGTTTTGCTCTATTTTGGATTTAAACCGCTCGGGAAGTGAGGCATACACAATCCAAACCATACGTCCTTGCCCCGCAACGCCAATGCGTTTTATTTTGTTGTTGCGAACCATTTTATCGTAGTTTGGTTTAGACATTATTTCACCATCTCCGTAAAGCCACGAAGCCGAGACGCATAATATATTTTCTACATATTCAAACATTTTTAAACCCTCTTTAAATGGTTTTTAAACTTTGTTCCTGCCCCGTACCTGCCTCGGGGTGTATGCTTTTCAGGATTTTCACTAAATTTGCCTCACCTAACGTTTATTTTTTAGTGGTGTTCGGCGAACCACTTCGTTAGGTTTGCCTCGTCAAAAATTTAAAAATTAGTGATATGATTTCTGTTAGGTCTTCTGTGATAAGAGCAGTGGATTACAATCCACTTACCAAGCAACTTTTTATTAAATTCAATTCAGGATATACCTATGTTTATTATGGAGTTCCTGAGAGTATTTTCAGAGGCTTATTGAGAGCCTCCTCAAAAGGCAGCTATTTCAACACTTACATTCGGGGAAGGTACGAGTAGCCTCTATCTGAAATGCAGTTTTTACAATCCAATTGTAAGGTACTTCCTTAGGGTCCCTGTCTATCGCCCAAAGCCCTACGGTAGTGGCTTCGTGATATTTTAGCCGTTCCAATTCTTTTGCTACATCGTCTATTTGAGTAGTATCTTGATTATTGATAATCATCCTTTGTAGCGTTTCTTCGTACTCCTCCTCACTTATCTCTATACAGCCTATCTCTTCAACGTAAAGAGACAAAGAGTAATGAGTTACAACTACAGGAGTAGGCTCATAGATGTCGTAAGTACTCCCGTAAGGTTCTCCGTTCACTATACTATCTACCTTAAAATAATCTTGCGTAGTTCTGTAACAATGCCCTATTTGTAAATCTTTCTTTCTTTCTATTTTTTTCATACCTTATTGATTTATAACATTATTTAATACTACTTTAGTTACTTCATTTACAGCCCTTTCGGCTTTGTAATAGTCTCGTTTAATGTCTTCGGCTGTATTACTTACTCGGTCGCCTGCCAACGCCTTGCGGACAAAATCAACCGTAACGCCGTAACTTTTAGACAATTCATTTATAATACTTTGATTGTACTTGTATTTTTTATTCTTACCTTTGCACATCGTCCTTTTTGTATTGTTTGATGGGACAAAATTAGAGTAAATACTCTAAATAAACAAATAAAAATAGTATAAAATCTAAAAATTATTTTATGGTTGTTGACAGAATATTGAAAATCATAGAGTTGAAAGGTATAAACAAAAGTATCTTTTATAGAGACACAGGGCTTTCTAATGGTTTTTTGGATAAGGTAAAAGATGTTGGAGTCTCTAAAATAGAGAAAATACTCTCATCTTATTCTGACATAAACCCTATTTGGCTTCTTACAGGAGAGGGAGATATATTTAAAAACGAAATACATCCTCCCGTCGAAATCATTACTCCAACAAAAGTGAAAGGTAGAGACCTAATGCCCAAAGTGGTAGTGGTTGATGATGCTGATAACGACCGAATTCCGTTGGTACTAATTAAAGCACAAGCAGGATATTTGAATGGCTACGGCGACCCTGAATATATCGAAAAGCTACCAACGTATAGTGTTCCGACTTTACGTAATGGTACGTATCGTATGTTTCAAGTGGGTGGGCATTCAATGTATCCTACTTTGCAGAATAATAGCTATGTGGTGGGGGAGTTTGTTGAGAATTGGGAACAAATGTCTGATAATAGGATATATGTGGTTGTTACAAGCACGGAAGGAATCATTGTAAAACGGGTTATCAATCGCCTTAAGGAGTATGAATCATTGTATTGCAAGTCAGATAATAGGGATTATCCTCATATTTCTGTCAATGTGCAAGATATAAAGGAAGTGTGGGAATGTAAGATGCATCTTTCCTTTGAGTTCTTGGACCCAGCAACCAATTATCAAAAAATAGCTGACCTTGAAATAGAAATGCTGAAAATACGTGAGGAAATGGCTACTCAACAGCAACAATTACAGCGTTTAACAACTCAACCCCCAACTATTATTGTAAAATAA